CAGATATATGACACCAATGACAGATTTAGTTATGCGTAAAGAGGGAACAATAGACAAGTATATAGGTGATGCCTTAATGGCGATTTGGAATGCTCCACTTGATGTAGATAATCATGCCCAATTGGCAATAGATACTGCAATGGAAATGGAAGTAGAACTTAAAAAACTTAATAAAGAATTAAAAGCAGATGGATTAATGGAGTTAGGTGTTGGTATAGGAATCAATACAGGTGATGCTGTCGTAGGTAATATGGGTAGTAACCAACGATTTGATTATACAGTATTAGGTGATAGTGTAAATTTAGCGGCAAGACTAGAAGCACAAACTAAAGAGTACGGTGTATTTTTTATGTTTACAGAGCATACACTTAAACATATAATTGAGCCTAGTAATTTAGTAATGCTAGATAAAATTGCAGTAAAAGGACAAACAGCACCTGTAACAATTTATACAATACTTACAGATATAAAACAATCCAGAGTAATTAATAGAATGGTAGAATCATACCAAAACAGAGATTGGGGAGAATGTGCCCATCAAATACAAGTAATGAAAGAACATAATTGGAATAATGTACTTGCAGATCTTTATGCAGAAAGAATTAAACAGCCTATACCAGTGGGCGATTGGGACGGAGTTATGCGTAAAACAACTAAATAGTAATATGAAAAACTTTTTACACAATCTAAAACAGAAAAGCAAATTAGCATTAGCATGGTTATGGCAAAAGTTAAAAGTTGTAGGTAATCTTATTGTAAAATTAAGTATTGCATTATGGAAAGGATTAGTAAAACTTTGGTTTAAGTTTTTTTATGAAGAATATGAATTAACCGTATGGTACTTAAAAGATTCTATTAGAGACGGAGATGGCAATATTACAACTACAAGATCACATAAAAGATATCTCTTAAAGAAAATTTCTAAGAAAACTCCAAAGCATATTAAAGGAAAAGATATGGAAGGAAGAGCATTTGAAATTAGAACTGTTGAACCTTTTGATTATCAAATAAGAAAAATTTACTGATTACTCATCAGGCGTCCAATCTTTTAATCCTCTAAAAAATATATAGTAATGCCTAAAATCTTTTAATTGTTGTTTAGCATGAAATAATTCTAAGGGAACACCATCACCGTGTTCTATTAGTGGAAAATAATATCTTTTTATAATACTTTCTAATTTTCTTACGTCCTTGCCTAAAGCATCAAGTATTATATTATTATATTCTAAATCAGTTATTAAATCTACTAACCAATAATGAAAAGGGTGTTCTGGATTAAATCTTCTTATAACTTCTCTAGTTTGATAATACATTGCTCTTACAGGATTCATACCAGGTCTATATAGATTCATTATTTCTTTAAATCTAAAACTTTCATGCTCAGTAGACATATTGTTTACTACTCTAGCATAATCTTTTTTCATTGCTAATTTTAAAGATTCGAAATTTTCTCCAATATTCTGGTGATACTCTTTGAGTACTTTATTAAATATTTTTTGATATTTTGCTGGTAACTTATCATAATAGACGTCCCGAATCTCCTGCAACTCTAATGCACCTTCTAATAATGTATGTGGAATTGTTTTAGTTCGTTGGAACTTGTCAAGTTCTGTGGTTATCCGCAAAACAACAAAATCGATAATTTCGCCTTTGCTCATACTTATATTTATTTAGATTGTATTTTTAATATAGTATGTAGTTTTTCTGTGCCTCTATTATAAGATAAAGTAACTTTAGCACCATTGTGTAATGGTTTAGGCCATTGACCTATATTTACCCAGGCATATCCGGCACTTTCTCCATTAAGTTTTGGTGGTTGGAATTCTTCTTCTACTACATATACAAAACTATAGTAATAAAATTTTTTGTCTTTGCTTTGATATACGTCTAAAGGATTTAATTTTTGCAGTTCTGGAACGAACCCTATTTCTTCATCAAGTTCTCTTTGGATACATTCATAGGGTGTTTCGCCCTTTTCAATTATACCTCCCCAAAAACCCCAAGTGTGATTAAATCGTTTGTTGCCTTCTCTTAATTGCAACATACATCTTCCTGTGTCTTTAGCAAGGAATAAAACTCCTGCCGCCGTTGTGTTCATTATAAACTAAGTCTCCAAAATCCTGGATTGTATTCTCCTTCGTAACTACTTATCCAAGTTTTGCCGGTCCATTTAAATTGTTTGGTTGTAAATGTATTAGTTATATAATGGATATCACTAGCACTTGCACTAGCATCAAATACGACTGTCCATGCAGAACCGTTGTATTGGATAATGTCGTTTTCACCGGCATCTATGTCCCAATTGGTATATCCTGATTTTGTAATTTCTTCTGTGATTAAATATCTTTGCCCGTTAGAAGCGGTCGCTAATGTACCGTCTCCAGGATAATTTGATCTAGGGTCTATAATTTTATCTACATTAGAAAGTGTATTAGTTGGTAATGTATCTGTATCTAAATTAAAAATTAATGATGCATCATTAGTTGGATTTTTAGTTACTGTACCATATACTAAATTTAAGAGGTTATCTGAATCTCCGCTTATATTTAATTTAAGTAAACTTGTTGATCGTATCTCTCCAAGTTGTTCTACTATGTTAGACCATTTTACTTCAGTACCATCTTGCTCTACTAATGTAGCAGTAGAACCTATAACTTGAACTTTGTAATCACCTGGCGTAGTTACTATCTCAAATGTGTCGTCTATGTCACCAAAGAAGTCTGCATAATCTTGACTGTAACCTAGTTCTGAAACATCAGATACAGAATGTACATTGTTTATAATTTCTTGAATAATTGTTTGCCTTTTTACTTTAGCAGGAGGACTTATCCAGATAGGAAGTGCAAATGTTAAAGTTGAGATATCTAAATTTTCATCTACTCCTGCAGGAATACCTCTACTACTCCAAGCAATATCGGTAAGTTCAACTTCAAATACACTAGTCCAATCTAAAGGATTACTATTAGATTGTAACTGAATACTTGGATTAAATAATACAAAAATTTGTTCTAATACTTGTAACTTAGTATCTGTATTAGTTGTCCAAAGATCAACATTTATAGTTAGGTTATAAGGTACAGGCATATATCTTTGTGTGGAATATAAATTACCTTGCTCTGAAGAATAAGTATTTGTTTCTTTGTTATATTCTCTTTCTGCTATTTGATTTGTGTCCACAAAGAATGGTTCAGCAATTCTATCTCTTGCTGGTTGAATACTTTGTATTGTAACACTTATAAAAGGGGCACTATTAATAACGTTTTCTGAATTGTTACGCAATATATTCGCTACCATTCTACTTGCATCACCGTATCTTGCTGGTACACGATTGTAACTTACGCCATCTTTTGTAAATTCTCTTACTTTAAAATTAGAGAAAATTCTTATAACTTGCAGTAAATAACGTTTAATCTGCTCATCATACCAGTAATCTAAATTCTTGCCCGCCATTAGTTGTCTGTCCTAGGTTTAATGACTTTACTTAAATTTGTTTTTTCGTTAGCATCAGTTCCATCACTTTCACTACTTATGTTGTCATTATTAATAAACGTAGCAAGTATTCTGTTTGCCGCAGACCAAGCCTTTCTTCCGTCTGTGCCAACGTTTAACCAACGTGTTCCAGACTTTTTAAATAATCTATTCGGTGAAAAGTCTGTTCTTAAGAAGTAATCTCCATCTGTAGTTCCACTTGTTGGGAAAGTTTCACCACTTCCCACCAAACTCAATCCATTTACTGGTTGTCCATCAGCACCACCAAAGTCTATGCTAGGTTTATCAGGTACTGATTCATCAAAATATAAATGTGTTGTATTTCTATATTGTGGATCAAACGGTACATCTTTTTCTGCTTGTTCTAATATTTTATCATTAATATTAATATCGTTTGCGTATGTACTAATTAAGTTTCTTAAATCCTCTTCTTCTTCACCAGTACCAAGAATATCTCTGTACTCTTGTGAATCTGTAATTGGGCCTAATTTTACACGCCATAAATGTGGCCACCAACGTGGGTCATATCCTTCTGCTGGCCTACTAGCATCTGTAATAACATAATATCTGTTTATTGCTTCTTCGCTACCTAATAATAAGTCGTCTCTTAAATGCGGTAATTCTAATACATCACCTGCCATTAATTTTCTACCAACTGCTTCTACCATACTTTCTATATGGAAATTCATAAACAATGTATCGTTTGATAAAAACATACCAAACTGTGTTAGGTCAAATGCATCACCGTCCCCTAAATTATATTGTCCACGTAGTTCGTAAATATCTTTATCGTACTTTCTGTCTCTATTTTCTAAGAATAATAAATCTTGTATAAAAACGTCTGTATCATTTGCGGCACTACTAGGCCTTGTAGGGTCTTTTTCATCTGGAGTGGTATGTACACCTAAGTATTTGTGTATGTGTACACCTGTACCACCGGCATGAAGGTGTTCTCCGACAATTCTATCAGTGAACGTGTAGTCATTTGTTTTGACTGGATTCCATAAACTTAATTTAGGCATACTACTATTTATCGCCTTTGCAAATCCTATCGTAATATAATTATAACTGTATTTAACAACGATAAATATAACTTAGGAAAGGTGGCTGAGTGGCTTAAAGCACTTCCCTGCTAAGGAAGAGTACGGGTAACTGTACCGAGAGTTCGAATCTCTCCCTTTCCGCCAGGAAAAATTATGAGAAATATTAATATATTTTATTTAGAAGATGGGTTTCAGTTTACTAAAGAAACTATAGAACAACATACGGCAAAAGGTTGGACAGGACGTGAGCCCTTGCCGTTGCATGTACTCACACAAATAGAATTAGAGCAGAACTATAATCCATTTAAGGAAATGTTTGACATAAACATTATTAATAATGGTGACATATCGAAATGTGATTCACAAGATATCACACTTGTTCCAATAGATATACAAAGTTTTCCTATAACAATAGAAAATCGTAAGAATTATTACTTGTCTCCTTTTGGAGAAGAAGTAGATAAAGTAGTACAGAAAATACTTTCTTTAAACTTACCAAATTTAGTTTTATTGTTTTATTCTAGTACTGAGCCTTATTTCTTTGATGCAAATATATACCTTGCAGAGTTAGGTTCTAATAATCCAAATATAAAAATTATATTAAGTGGGTCAGGAGAGACTGAAGATTATTTTGGGCACTATACTAATTATACAGCAAAACTTCGTAATGTACATAAAATACACAAACTTTGGTATTTTGATCGAGTACATTATATGACATTCTTATCACAAGATGAAGAATTTAATAAAGTCCATTTAGAAATGGATAGAAAAATGACTGATAGAGAAAAGAAACTGTACCACATAGTACCTAATAAATTTTTGTGTACACTAAGAAATTGTCGTTCTCATAGATTGCTTTTTTCTACTCTATTAGAAAATAGTGCTATAGGATTAGATGATATAACATATGGCAGATTCTATAGTTTAAGACCTACAGATTTAATGAAAATTGCCGGCAACGAAAACACTAAAGATGAATATCCATATCATATAGAACTTATTTCAACTAGTCTTAATCAATTATTAAACAAAGAAGATTTAGATGATAGTTTAACAAGAGATGTAATGGACAATCTTATGAGCCGCCCACATATAATCGATATGAAGAATATAGACGATAGAGGTATTCCCGGCCCTTGGTTATATGAAGACTGTGATATTGTAATCACTCCAGGCGGAGAACCTTACGGATATGGTTATGTAGACGAAAAGCAATTAATACCTATGGCATTTAAAAAGCCTTTTATAACATTTGGCTGTAAGGGAATTTACGAAGAATTAAAAAATATAGATTTCAAAACTTTTGATGATTGTTGGCCTGTAAATTTTAATGAAGCAGATACTTTATTAGAAAGAGTACAAGGCTTCTTTACTGTTTTTGAATATATAAGAAATTTAAGTCCTTCTGCATATCAAGAACTATTAGAAAAGACAAAGGATAGTGTAGAGTTTAATTATAACCATTTAGTAGATGGTACATTTAGAAGAAAAAGTAATGAAAACTTTTTTCAGGAGATTTATAATGCCTGCAGTTAGAGGAGCAAGACCTGTTAGAAATAAAGAAATTCAGGATTTTCATTGGCACTTAGATAAAAATGATTTAAAAAATGTAACACTTTCAGAATACGAAAAAGTTTGGAGAGAATGGATTAATTATTCTAATACAAAATCTCTACAAGGTTTAGAAAATTTTACTCATGTAGATTATACACAAGGAACAAGCCAAACATTTGATCAGTTTATTTTAAGGCATAGTAAAGACAGAGAAATAATTGTTTTAAGCGGAGACTTCCAATATCATGCTTGTTTAGGAAAGCACGTTGAATTTAAATATGTAGACTATCCTCACTATTTAGAAGGCACACTACAAGGTCCAGGCTTACATGCTTTACTTATAAGTGCACCATTTAGTGACTTTGGTGTTATACATCCTGACTTTGAAGAATTAATGAGAATATGTAATGTAATGGATATACCTGTATGTTTGGATTTAGCATATTGGGGTATTAGTAAGCATGTTCATATAAATTTAAATGATTTCCCTGCTATTAAAGAAGT